ACAACAAGTAACTGCTTCTAACTGGACAACAGTAGGTGCAGATTCAACAGATACACAAACAGCAAAAAACGCAGCAAACATTGAGTTTCCCGCCTCTGGCGGCACAAACAATACCATTACTCATGTATTTTTAGCAGATGCAAGCACTAGTGGTAATATACTTTTTGTAGGAGCTTTAGATTCCAGTAAGGTAATACAATCTGGAGACATTTTTAGAATTAACGCAGAGAACTTAACAATAGAGTTAAAATAATGGCATTAGTAATATCAGATAGAATAAAAGAAACAACAACCACAACGGGCACTGGAACATATACATTAGGTGGTGCTATAACTGGATTTGAAACTTTTACGGCTAATTTATCCAACGCAGATACAACATATTATTGTTGCACAGATGGTACAGACTTTGAGGTTGGATTAGGGACCTTTGCATCTTCTGGTACAACTTTAGCAAGAACAGCAATACTATCTTCTTCTAATTCCAATAGTGCAGTAAACTGGACATCTGGAACAAGAAACATATTCTGCACATTACCAGCAGCTAAAACAGTATTTTTAGATGCAAGTGGTAATGCAACACTCGGTGCAGACTTGTCTGTTGGTGATGATCTTACAGTAAACGGTGGTGTTATTGAGCTTAGAAGTGATAGTGGAAGTGTGGGTCAAATAAAATTATATTGTGAGGTAAGCAATAATCATGCACAAACCTTATCACCACAAGCACACAGTGAGGCAGCAACTAATACCCTAACCTTACCTGGTGGAAGCACAATAGGTAATTCAGACGCAACTTTAGTATCTGATACTGGAACACAAACATTGACAAATAAAAGTTTAACAACACCTGTTCTTACAGGTTCCTCTAGTGCAGCAGGTTCTATTTTATTTAAAGAAGATACAGATAACGGAACAAACGCAGTTACTTTGATTGGACCAGCTTCTACGGCAGATGTTACCGTTACATTACCAAGTACTGCTGGGACAGTTGCATTGACTTCAGATGTTCCATCTTCTGGAATATCTAATGGTAATGTGGCTACATTTACGTCTGGTGTAGCAGATAATGATTTCTTGAGAGTTGATGGCACCTCAGTAGAGGGCAGGTCTGCGAGTGAGGTCTTATCAGATATTGGTGCTCAAGCAAGTTTAACTTTTGGTATATCAGATACAAACGCAGTAAAAATAGATAGTTCAAGTGTAGCCGATGATGAGTTTGCCAGATTTACAGCAAACGGATTAGAAAGTCGAAGTGCATCAGAGGTTCGATCTGACATTGGTTTAGGCACAGCAGCAGTACTAGCAGTGGGTATATCAAACACAAATGTTGCACAGTTTGGTTCTGGTGTGGCAGATAATGATTTTCTTAGAGTGGATGGTACAACAGTTGAAGGTAGAAGTGCGTCTGAACTTGCAAGTGATATTGGTGCAGCGACTACAGCAGACATAATAAGTTTATCGATAGCGTTAGGATAATGATATGGCAAATACATTTAAATTAGCAAGTAAAGCAGGTGTAACAAGTGCAGATGTTATTTATACAGTAGCAAGTAGTACAACAACAATTGTTCTTGGACTGATGTTAGGTAACACCACAACAAGTCAAGTTACTGCAACTGTAAGTCTTGTATCAGATACGGGTAACAGAACAAATGCAAATGATGAGGCTAATCAAACAGTTGAGCTGGTAACAAACGCACCCATACCAGCTGGGTCATCATTAGAACTTTTAGCAGGAAATAAAGTTGTTATGGAGGCAACAGATAATATTACAGTTACTGCATCTGGTGCAACCGATGTAGCTTTGTCTATATTGGAGATTACATAATGCCAATACTTGGAAATCCGTTAGCAGCTAACTTTCAAGCCTTACCATCTGTTGTAAGGTTCAATGGTGATAATTCAGATACAACTTTTGCACTTGGCAGAACTATAAGTTCAGTACAAGAAATTCTTGTAAGTGTAGATGGTGTTATTCAAGATAGTGCAGCTTATACTGTTCCAGACGGCTCAACATTAACTTTTAGTTCAGCACCTTCAAGTGGCACTAATAATATATTTGTTTATTTTTTAGGATTGGCAGGTGAGTCAATTACACCGACAGATCAGTTCAAAGGCAATTTTAAAGCAGGTGGTTTGTTTAGAACCAATGCACAAACACTTGATTCAAATATTACAATACTGGCTACAGAAAATGCAAACGTAACGGGTCCTTTAACTGTTTCTAGTGGTGTAACTTTAACTATCGAAAATGGTGGAAGGCTCGTGACAATATGAGCGAAATATTTGTAGATACAATTCGAAAAACTGGTGGATCACTGGGAACAGACATAAGGGTAAAGAATACATCTGTGTATGAGTCTGAGGGTGGTACAAGCGTCACACAAAATTTAGTGCAAGGTTTAATAAAAACATTTGCCACACTCGATGGTACAGGAACAATAGCTTTTAGAGATAGTTTTAATCAAAGCTCTGCTTCTGATGAGGGAACTGGAACATATGATTTTAATTTTACAAATGCCTTTTCAAGCAGAGATAGAACAATATTAGGCACTTGTAATAAAGGTGAGAATACTTCTAGACCCTATTTAGTACAAGAGCTTAACACTCCTACAACGTCAGATAGTAGATTAAACACAAATGTCTCAAATGGTCCAGGTGATACAGATGTTGAAGATTTATACATGGCAGGGATAGGAGACCTGGCATGAGTACCCTAAAGACAAACACTTTAACAGGTACAACTTCAGCAGGTAGCATTGTTGTTACAGGAGAGGGTGGTTCTACCACAACGAACTTACAACAAGGTTTGGCTAAATGGTGGATTACATTAGATGGAGTAGGAACTGCTGAAGCAAGAGATTCATTTAATAATAGTAGTATAACAGATGAAGGTACAGGTAAATATACTTTTACAATAAACAATGACATGAGTAATACAAATTATAATATCACGAGTAATGGGAGCTCGGCTGCCTCTGATAACTATGGATTTAATTTTTTTGCAAAACATTCTGATGGCATAGCAACGGGTACTTTACAAATGTGGAACGCCAATCCTGGTAACTTAGCCAGTTATGCAGATGGAGATTATCTTTATGCAACAATACATGGAGATTTGGCATAATGACAAAAGGAACAATAGCATTTGATACGTTAACAACATCTGATTCTAAAAATACAAATACAGAAAAGTCTATTGATACAAGCTATATATACAATGGTGTTGCAAAAGCTTGGCTAAATCATGGAAGTGATTTTGTATCTGATGATAGTTTTAATATATCTAGTGTATCTGATGATGATACGGGTGAGCTTACTCCAAGCTTTACAAGTTCTTTTGGAAATGCAGAATATGCTTATTCAGGTCAAGGAATTGACGGAGACAAGAACACCACTTTTATTTTTACAGAGGGTGCAACACAAGCTACGGGATCTTTGCCCATATTAACTGGTACACAAGGCGGTGGAACTACGACAAAAGCGGATGCTAGTGCAGCACACACAATTCACGGAGATTTAGCATGACAATAAAAACACCAGAATTTCAAGGAACACATCTTTGGGATCGATTGTGTTGGGCAAAAGAAAATTTAGAGGGCAAACAATCAGATTATCGCATTGTATGGGAAGACCCAGATAAACCAGAAGAGTGTGCAAAGATAACTGTACCAGATCCAAATTGGATGGCTTGTGCATTACAAGGCGGTATATTACCACCTGTAGAAGTTTATTGGGCATTGCAAGAAGATGAAGCAAAGCCTGGTTTCAAAAAACATACACGAGGCTATCTCTTGCACAACACTAAGCCTATTGATAAAATGACAGAAGAAGAAGCGATAGAGTATTTAATTATGAAAGACATACCACAAAGAGTGTGGAGAGAATATCAAAAAGCTAATCGACCAAGATTAGTTATTTGTAAAAAGGATCAACTACCAAGCACAAGAGAGTGGCGTAATGCTTGGAGAATTGATGAAAATGTAGTAAAACAAGAAGAAGTAGCTTAAGGAGAAAAACATGACTACATATATAACTGACAAGAATGGTGTAACAGTTGATAGCTCGAGTGTAAGTGTGCCTTCAGATAGACATTTTAGAAATGCTTGGGTCGTTGATTCAGATAAAAAAGTCATATCAGAAGACATGACTGAAGCCAAAAAAATCTTTCAAGATAAAATAAGGGAAGTAAGATTACCCCTATTGGAAGCACAAGACGTTGCTTTTATGAAAGCATTAGAGGCTGGAGATAGTTCTGCACAAACGACTGCAAAAAATGCTAAGACGGCATTGAGAGATGCACCAGCAGCAAGTGCAATATCAAATGCAGATACGATTGCAAAGCTTAAAGCGGCTTGGGATACATCTGTACTAGGTGCAAGTCCTTACGCATAAGGAGTAAGCTATGGCTTTAACACAAGTTAGTGGTTCTGGAATAGGAAGTGCTACTGCGACTGGAACTTTTGCAGTAACAGGTGTACAAACTATTGGAACAAATGCAGTAGCTACATCCGATGGTGGGGCAGCAACAACAAATGTAATTCAAGGACTAGGAAAAGCATGGGCAAGATTTAATGGAACAGGATCAGTTGCAATAGATGATAGCTTTAATATAGCTAGTATTACAGATGATGCTACTGGTCAATATAGTTTAGCTATTAATAATGATATGGCTAATGCAGACTATGCTAAAGTAACAGGAGGTGGTGCTTTCGCAATTCAACAAACAGGCGATACTGCAAGTGTAGCTGACTTTCATTCTTATAGTTCTTCACCTGCATATGCTGATTATACAGACCTTCAATTTGTAATCTTAGGAGATCTTGCTTAATGCCATATGTAGGAAAATCTCCAAGTGCAGGTGTAAGGTCGAGGTTTGTATATCAAGCTACTGCAAGTCAAACAACTTTTAGCGGAAGTGATGCAAACTCTTTAACATTAACTTATACAGATAGTTTATACATGGATGTGTATCAAAACGGTGTATTACTTAAAGCAGGCACAGATTATACCGCAACAAGTGGTACAAGTGTCGTGCTTGTTACAGGTGCAACTCTTAACGATATTGTAGAGATGGTTGTGTATGATGTGTTTTCTGTCCAACAAACTTATACTAAAACTGAATCAGATGCACGGTATCCATTTAAAGGTAATAACAGCATTATCAGATTAAACGGACAGACCATCAGTGCAGATATAACAATTGACTCAGATGAAAATGGATTATCGGCAGGTCCTATAACACAAAACGCCACAGTTACTGTTAATGGTTATTGGAGTATCGTATGAGTTCACAATTAAATGTAGATACCATTGTAAATAAAGCAGGTTCAGGTGGCACAAATGTTAAAATAGGTAATACGTCTACATATGTTGCAGATGGTGGTAGTGCATCACAGAATACTGTGCAATCTTTAGTTAAAGTATGGTTTAATTTACAAGAGGATGATGACTACAGAGACTCATTTAATATAGCAAGTTTTACAGATAACGGAACTGGAGACTTTACTCATACCTTTACTAACTCTATGAGCAATGCAAATTTTGCATTTACAACTGGAACGAATGGTTCTGGTAGTGCCACAGGTATAAACTCTTATAATTTATATCAATACCCAACAACAACGGGAGCAGGTCTTGTAAGAGCCAAAAATATAGAAAGTGGTGGAGCTGCATTTGATATTGAATACATAATGGGTATGGTTGGAGGAGACTTAGCATAATGGCTAGTGAACTTAAAGTAGATAAATTTACAGGTGTAACCACAGCAGGGTCCATATCTGTTACAGGTGAAGGTAATAGTACAACAACTAATCTGCAACAAGGACTAGCTAAATATTGGGTTAATTATAATGGTAAAGACACAGTTTCAGTCAGAGATAGTTTTAATCATGCCAGTTTAACAGATAGAGGAACAGGAGATTACACATTAGGGTTTACTAACAATTTTGCAAGTAATGATTACTGTCCACAGTTTGCAGGATTAAGGGGTGCTACAGATGAAAACTATGATGCTCATCCTTCTTTTGTAAGTGGTAGTGAAGATACTGCATTGACAACAAGCACTTTGTTAACATCAACTTGTTACAATAATTCTGTTCAATCAGATATGTTACAAAACTATGTTAATATAGATGGAGACCTTGCATAATGGCTAGTATATTAAGAGTAAACACAATAACAGATGCAAGTAGTAACAATAGTATTGCTACGAGTTTTGTAGCAAATGGTAGTGCAAAGGCATGGATTGCATTTTCTGGGGATGGAACGACAGTGCATGATAGCAATAATATTTCATCATTGGTAGACGATGGAACTGGGATATATTCCTACAATTTAACTTCAAATATGGGCAATACAAACTATGCGTCTAGTTCATCTGCATCTTATATAAACAACACAAGCAATTACGAAACTTATTTATCAATGAATTATGTTGGTAATTTATCCGACACCAGAACAACCAGTCAAAACAATGTTGGATTCTGGGATAGTTCTTTTGCAGACCCCGCTAATGATGCCTGTAGTTCAATTCTAGGAGATTTGGCATGAGCAAAGCATCTGACTTAGCAAGATTAATAACAAGTGGATCAACTGCTGTTCATGGAGAAGCAGGTGTTACATCTAGCGGATCAACTGGTAACACAACAAATCTTCAACAAGGTCTGTGTAAAGTTTGGTTCAATCACGGAACTGATTTTGCGTCTGACGATAGTTTAAATGTGTCAAGTATAGCTGATGATGGAAGTGGAGAATTGACTCCAAGTTTTTCAAATGCTTTCGGTAATGCAGAATATGCCTACAGTGGTCAAGGCATTGATGGCGATAAAAATACAACATTCATCTTTGTGGAAGGTGCGACTCAAGCAACAGGTTCTTTACCAATATTGACTGGCACACATGGCGGTGGTACTACAACAAAGGTAGATGCCGCTGCGGCACATCTTATATTTGGAGATCTTGCATAAATGTTGTTAGGATTAGGAGCTTTCTGTGAACATGCTTTTGCAGATCATTCTGTTTTACATTTTGCTTCTTCTGAACAAAGTGCTAACTTTAATACCAGTGTTGCAGGGGGATTTCAAAAATTAGGAACAGCAGAATTAGAATTTAATTTTATTCAGACAACAGAGAATATTTTATTAGTAAATGATACAAGTTCCACTGTTAGTTTAGAGTTTGAACAAACTACATCTGGTGGGTTATTATTATCAGGAGTTTCATCAAGTGATTTAAATTTTACAAAAACAGCTTCGGGAGATATACTGTTTATAGAAATAGTACCAGATGCAAATGAGTCATATACTGAGATTACGCCTTCTGGAACAGAAACATGGACAGAAATAACGCCTACTGGAACAGAAACATACACAGAAATAAATTAAAGAGGGAAACATGCCAAGTTCTTATACAACAAATTTAGGGGTAGAAAAAATAGGTTCTGGTGAACAAGCTGGAACTTGGGGAACCACCACAAATCTAAATTTTGACATAATTGATAGAGCTATAAATGGTGTAGGATCAATATCGTTATCTGGAACAACACATACACTTACTACAACAGATGGTGCTCTTTCTGATGGTGGGTTTAAAGTGCTAGTATTTACAGGGGCACTTGGAGCTAACAATACAGTTACTATATCACCTAATGATCAGGATAAAGTATATTTAGTTAAAAATGCCACAACAGACTCTGGTAGTTCTGGACCATACTCAGTTATATTATCTCAAGGATCAGGAGATAATGCCACTATATCTAATGGTGAGATTGCGTGGGTATTTTCAGATGGTGCGGGATCTGGTGCTGCGGTTACAAAACAAACAGTAGAATTGTCTTTAGATGCCAGTCCTCAATTAGGTGCTGACTTAGATATATCGACTTTTGATATAGTTTCTACATCTAATAGAAATATAGACATAGTTCCTAATGGTACAGGAGATGTTACTTTACAAGCTGACACGGTGCAAGTTGGAGATAATAATGCTAATGCAACTATTACAACAAACGGAACAGGAGACCTAATTTTAAATACAAATTCTGGCACAGACTCAGGAACAATAACAATAACAGATGGAGCTGATGGGAATATTAACATTGCGCCGAATGGAACAGGTACGGTACAGGCTGGTGGTTCAGCTGTAAAGGTAGCAGGTAAAGAAACAATCTATGTACCAGCCTCTGCCATGTATCCTAACACAACAAACGGTTGCTCTACACTTACACAAGTAGAGTTATCAAATGGTCCTGAAATTAAAGTATTGGATTTTGATCCAAGCTCAGATGAAAATGCACAGTTTACTGTAGCTTTTCCAAAGTCTTGGAACGAAGGTACAATAACTTTTCAAGCTTTTTTTACTGTAACGGGAACAAACACGGGTACTGTAGCATGGGGATTATCAGGAGTTGCTATTGCTGACGATGGTTCCTGTAATACAGCTTTTGGTACAAATGTTGTAGCAACAGCTAAAGCACACAGTGGGACCTCCAATGATTTAAATGTCACAGCAGAGAGTGGTGCTGTAACTATCGCAGGTTCACCATCTACAGATGAGTTTGTATTCTTTCAAGTTATGAGAGATGTTTCTGAAGATGATCAAAGCGGTGATGCTAGGTTACTTGGTATTAAAATATTTTTTACAACAGATGCAAAGAATGACACATAATGACAAATTTTGGTTACAATGTTTTAGGATTTGGCTCAGGTGGAGAACTCGTATTTAATATTACTATAAGTTCTAGTACAAATGATTTTAATTTAGCTACACATCTAGCAGGTAACACAAGTTATAATGGCACGGACAGAGTGAGAATAAATTTAACAATAAATGCAGGTGTGGTAATAGGATCAACTTCACATACAACGCCCTCTTTCCAAACAGGAACAATAGGTTTTGCAACAACAGGATCTATTTTAAATATAACAAATAATGGTACTATTAGAGGTGCTGGTGGTCGTGGTGGAATAAATAATGATGGTAATAATGGTCGAAGCACTAACGCAGATGGTAAATCAAATAAAGATGGTGGAGATGGAGGAACAGCTTTAAAAACAACAATGACAACAATCATAGATAACACAAGCGGTACAATCGCTGGAGGTGGTGGTGGCGGTGGTGCTGGTGATGTTGTTGATACCGCTGGAGGCGGAGGAGGCGGTGGCGGAGCTGGTACCATAGTAGGTGCTGGTGGACAAGGCAATGGAACTCAAGGAGGAACTGGATCTGATGGTACGGCTACGAATGGCGGAAGCGGTTCAGGATCTGGTGCTGCAACTGCTGGAGGAGATGGTGGAGATTTAGGACAGGCAGGATCAGGGGGTGCAGGTGGAGGTGCATTTGGTGCTCCTGGATCTGGTGGTGCGGCAGGTAAATTTTTAGATGGAACTAGCACAACTACATTCACAGCTAACGGCACAAGATTGGGAGGTAGTTCATAATGACATTACAAACTCTAAAATTTAATCCTGGTATAAATAGAGACATAACTGGATTAAGTAATGAAAATGGATATTTTGATTGTGATAAAGTTAGATTTAGAAATGGGTATCCAGAAAAAATAGGAGGTTGGATAAAATATAGTCAAAACACATATCTTGGATCAGCCAGAAGATTGCACAACTGGGTCGCTTTAGATGGCTCAGACTTTTTAGGAGTTGGAACACATTTAAAATATTACATAGAGCAAGGAGAAGATTTTAATGATATTACACCCATTAGATTAACAACAAGTGCAGGTGATGTGACTTTTGCTGCATCTAATGGCTCCAATATAATTACCGTTACAGATGCGGGTCATGGAGCTATTGTAAATGATTTTGTAACCTTCTCTGATGCTGTAAGTTTAGGGGGCTTGGTAACAGCTTCTATATTAAATGCAGAACATCAAATAACTCGATTTGTTGCATCAAATAAATATGAAATAACTGTAAGTGTTACTGCAAACTCATCTGATACGGGTAATGGGGGATCAAGCACAGTTGGAACATATCAGGTAAATACAGGATTAGATAATACTGTTGGAGGCACAGGATGGAGTGCAGGTCAATGGGGAGGAACAACAAGTGGTGCTTTATCGACTACAATAAATGAAGGAGGCACATATAGTGACTCAGATACCACACTTACTGTAACGAGCGGGACTGGCATAGCAACCAACGATTTGATATTAATAGAAGAAGAAATATTAAAAGTAACAAATGTAGCAACAAATGATTTAACTGTTACTAGAGCACAAAGCGGCACAGAGGCAAGTTCGCATGCAGATGGTTCGGTGGTGTTTTTAATATTAGGAAATGCAGATTCATCGGATGATTTTGTTGGCTGGGGAAATGCTGCAAGTGTTACAGTTGCAGGAGCACAAATAAGAA